TATAAATTTTAAGATATTATCTTTATTGCGATGTGGTATAAGAACGGCATTAAGTAGAGAATTTAAATCATCTTCAACAACAAAATTACTCGGTTGTAATATCCCTGAATTAAAACAACATTTTCAAATTAATAATAAAAATGATATTAAAAATAAACATATCGATCATATTATTCCATGCGTTTTATATGATTTGTCTATTCCAGAAAATCAATTTAAATGCTTTAATTATAGGAATTTACGATTGATTCCAGCAAAAGAGAATTTATCTAAAAATGATAAATTAGATATGGAATTAATAAAACAGTATGGGATAGAAGATTTGTTACCTGAAGGACTAACAGCATGAAAAAAATTTTAATTGAAGGTATAATAGGGTGGGATATTAATGCATCATTTGTAAGAAAATTATTAGATGAAGCAAACGAAGAAGAAATAACAGTTGAAATTGCTTCACCTGGTGGGTTTGTTTATGATGGATTGACAATATTCAATCTTATTAAGGATTATTCAAGAAATGTTAATAAAGTAACAACTAAAATTTCAGGGTTAGCAGCCTCAATGGCATCTTATATAGCTATGGCAGGAGATAAGGTAATAGCTGAAGATGCAAGTGTTTTTGTAATACACAATGTCCAAGCAATTGTTGTTGGTGATTATCGAGAAATGGAAAAGCAAGCAGATCATGCGGAAAGGTTGACAGATTTATTGGCGACAGCGTATTGTAAAAAAAGTAAAAAATCGAAAAAAGAAATTCGGGCGTTAATGGATGATGAAACATTTTATTATGGTAAAGAATCCGTTGATGCTGGGTTTGTAGATGAAATAATAAAGACGAATAAACAGGGAGAAAAATCAGTTAACGTTGGTTTGGCACAAGAGCAAATAAAAAATTGTTTTATTCAGATGAAAGAATCAGAAAAAGCAAAAACGGATATCAGGAAAGCAGCAAGCACTTTTCCTGATATATTCACTATAAAAAATGAGAAGAATACAGAGCAAGAAATTAATTCTAAATCTGAATCTACAAAAACCGAAATAAATAATAAACATATCCAGGAGGAAAAAAAGAATATGACAGCATTAGAATTAAAAGCACAATCGCCGGATATATATAATGAAATATATAATCTTGGTGTTGAAAGCGTAGGTTTAAAATTAAAAAACATAAAAGCACATCTTCAATATAAAGATGTTGCACCTGAAAGGGTTTTTACTGCTATCGAAAAAGAAGAACCATTCGATATGGTATCTCAAGCAGAATATGGAAAACTACAAACGAATAAAATATTACAGAAAACCAGAGAAAGCGAAGATCCAAAAAATTTAAATACTGTAAATGAAAATACAAGTATAACCGCAGAAGATACAGAAAAAGCATATCAGAAATATCAGGCACAGTATGGCAAAAAAGGGGGTAAATAATTATGGGCGATAATATATTAATAACAAACTTTGATACCAGTTTAGGTATCAGACCGGAAGATACAGAGCCAGGAGTTATAACAGGAGCAGGAGTAGATACCTTTATTCGTGGCACTATTCTTGGAAGAATTACAGCTACAGGTAAATATTATCCTTATACAGCAGGAAATGATCCAGTGGGGACAGTAACACCAGTTGCAATTTTATTAAATGAAGTTGTAACGGCAGCAGTTGCAGATTATCCAGCAGGTATAATGTTAACAGGTGAAATTGATGAAGATAAATGTATGATAGACGGTGGAACTATCGGGGCTAATATAACAGAAGCAATCAAAGATTCTTTACGCACAATGGGTATAATCGTAAAATCCAAAACTGAATGTGGCGTAATAGATAATCCACAAGCATAAGGGGGTAGATATGAGCGCAAATTATAGAACAGTTTTTGAAAGGACTTATCAAGAAAGACCTTTATTTTTTCCATTTTTATCAACATTTTTTAAAACGGGGCCGGAAGATATATCTGATGCTTCTACAATGATTATTGAAGTCAAAAGAGCAAATGCAGGATATATTGCACCTGTAATAATGGATAATACACAGCAAGGTCAATTACTAAAAAATTCAAAATACACTTCAAAAGAATTTACACCTCCTTTAACAGCATTGGGAGCATCTTTTGGAGCAAATGATTTAATAACAAAGCAGTTTGGTAGAACAGTTTTTGATTCTGCAAATGAATCATATATAATGCAGTTAATCAAGATGGTACAAGATGTTTTCGGTGATATTGAAAATCGTTTTAATTACCAAATTGAATTCCAGGCATCACAGATATTACAAACAGGGACAGTTACACTATACGATGAAAATGGTATTGCTGCATATACAATTAGCTTCCAGCCAAAAGCAACACATTTTCCAACAGTTGGTACAAATTGGTCGGACGAAGATTCTGATCCGGACGTAGATATAATTAATTTATCACAAGTGATAAGGACTGATGGTCAAATTGGGATAAAAAATCTTATATTCGGTGAAGATGCTTTAAATAATTATTTAAAAAATAACAAAACAGCAGATAAATTCGATGTAAGAAGATATGAAAGTGGCATGTTTAATCCGCAGGAAAGAAACGAAGATGTTGATTTTCTTGGTGATATTCTTATTGGCACAAAAAGGTTTGCATGTTGGTATTATAAGGGGACTTATAAGGATCCGGCAGCACTAGCTTATACAGAAACTCCATTTGTGGCAGCAGATAAAGTTATATTTTTACCTGATCAGAATTCAGTAAATTTTGATTTCAGAAGAAAAACCTTAACAGTTCCAACTCTTGTAGGTGTAGATGAAAGAGTTAATTCGATTATACCAGGGAATATTTTTACTGGCAACAGGGCATATACAGTAAAGGCATTTTTAAATAATAAAGCAGATGCACTTGAAATTGAATTAAAGAATAAACAAATGTTAATACCAGTGAGTATTGATGCCTTTGGTTGTCTCGATACTGCAATATAAAATTAAATATTAAATTTACGGCTCTTGAAATACAGAGCCGATTATTGAATATTTAATGGAGGTGTTTAATGGATACTGTTTATATCGTAAATAAGGGTAGATCGATAGTAACAAAAAAGGGTGTTTTTGGACCGGGGAAGGAAATATCTTCTAAAGAATGCAAGAATTTTGAGAAACTTATTGAAAAAGAATGGATTATAAAAAAAGAAAATCTTGTTGTCAAAAAAGAAGAAGATATTAATATTATACCTGAGCCAGAAAAAATCAAAGAACCAACTCCCGAAGAAGTTAAAAAGGCTAAAAATAAAAAAGCAAATAAAAATAAAGGAGCTGAAGTTAAAAGTCAATTTGGTGCAATTAGAAAAGAAGAAGTTAAAGAGGAAATAGAAGAAGAGGTAAAAGAGATTGAAGAATGAATATAAACGATATTGCAGAAGCGGATTTATCATTTATAATTGAGGATAAAGAAAACGGAACGGGTGTTGATTTACTATTATATGATGAAGATGGTAATGAATATCCTGTAACTGCAATCGTTAATGATATTGGGTATTTTATAGATCCGGCAACTGGAGTAGGCGTTATAGGTAGAACAGTTGAGGCGACAGTAAGAATTAGTTCTTTGAGCGCATTATCAAATGATGATCCGCCAAGTGTTGATTGGACTGCAAAATATACGGATAAAAGCGGTGAAATTTGGAATATGGGTGTTTCGGGACCGCCGAGAGTTGACAGAACACTAGGTATTTATTTAATTACATTTGAATCGGTGGCAGAAGATGACAGCGAGACTTAAAGCGTTAATTGATAAGCAAGATAATAATGAAATTATCAGGGATCAGATCGCTGCAATTTTAGCAATGGAAGAAGCTAATCAGGTTGAATTAGCTCATGCAGCAGGAAAAGATATTGAAAATTTTGATTTTGAAGTTTATGTTGAAAGGTCGAGACCGTGGGAAATATTATCAACTGGAGAAGGAGACGAGATTTCTAATACACCTCTTGTAAATGTGTTATTTGATAATGATATAATGGATAACCGGAATAGCAATAAAACGGAGAGGCAGAGGACAAAAGGCACTTTTTATATTGATTGTTATGCGCATAAAAATAGAAAGCCAGGGAAACAAACAGATTTAAATGTTATGGGTGATGAGTTAACAAGTAAAGAATCTGATAAGATAGCAAGGCTTGTGCGAAATATAATAATGAGTGCTGAATACCATCAACTTGGCTTGGGGTATGAAGAGTTAGGAGTCGGCAAAAATATAGTCTTTGGTCGTTATATTATCAAGCGTGAAAAATTTACTCCTCTTGATAGAGAGGGTAAAGCGTTTGAAAATATAATTGCCACTAGGTTAACATTAGAAGTGGATTATGATGAATTTAGTCCGCAAATAGAACCGACAGATTTTGACTGGTTATATTTTAAATGTACTTATAATACTATTACAGGTCAAATTTTATTTGATGCTTTATTTGATATGAAAGAGGAGGAATAATAAAATGAGTGGTTTATCAAATTCGTGGATTACAAGAGTTGTTGGTGTAGATGTTGAGTTTGTAAATTTTAATTTAGGTAAAGCGACATTATTACCGCAACGATTAGCAGTTATTGGTCAAGGGAATACATTATCTACTTATTCAGAAGATAAATATACTGTTACAAGCGCAGCAGCAGTTGGGGCGATATATGGCTATGGAAGTCCGTTGCATTTAGCATGTAGACAATTATTTCCAGATAATGGGGATGGAATCGGTGGAATACCGGTAACAATTTATCCGCTTGTTGATGATGATGCAGGAGTAACAGCAGCAGGATCTATTGACGCAACAGGTACTGCAACTGAAACAGCATCGTTTAAAATAAAAGTTGGGGGTATTCAAACAGGGAATATTACAATTGAAACAGACGATACAGCAGCAACAGCCTTAGGTAAAATTAAAACCGCTATAAATGCAGTTTTAGCAATACCAGTAATTGCAGGTACAGTTGGAGGAGGAGTTTTACCTCTTACCGCAAAATGGGCAGGTGAATCAGGTAATGATATATCGATTGATATATCTGAAATTGATGTTGCCGGATTAGTTTTTTCAAGTGTTGCTTTTACAGGTGGACTAGCAAATCCAGATGTTGAAGATGCTTTAATACTTATCGGTGATGTCTGGGAAACATTTATATTAAATTGTATGAACTATGATGATACAGACACGCTTGATACTTTTCAAACATGGGTAGAGGGAAGATGGCTTGCTGAAGTAAAACGACCTTGTATTGTTACTTCAGGGTGTTGTGCTGATTATGAAACAAGGACAGCAATAACGGATGCAAGAAAAGACGATAAAACTAACCCTCTTGCAGTAAGTGTTGATTCACCGGAATTACCATTTGTAGTTGCAGCTCGATGGCTTGCGAAAGTTATACCCATTGCAAATGATGATCCCGCAATGAATTATATAGGTGAATTAACAGGGCTTGAAGCTGGACCAGATATTGATCAAGAAGATATAACAGTAAGAAATAGTTCTTTGAAAAAAGGATCAAGTACAAATAAAAAGATAGGCTCAATTGCAGTTATAAATGATTTTATAACTATGTATCATCCAGACGAAGAAGGTGATTATCCAGCATATAGATATGTTTGTGATATAGTTAAACTTATGAATATCGTTTATAATGTTGATATAGTTCAGGAAGCATTTAAAGGTAGACCGATGTTGCCAGATGCAGATCCGCAACCAGTACGAAGTAAAACAGCGGTACAACCGAAAAACGTAAAAGCAGTTTTAAAAAATCTTGCAAGTTCTCTTAATGAATTGGCAATTTTAGCAGATTTAGCTTATACAAAAGCGAATATTTCGGTTGTAATAAGTAGTGTTAATCCAAAAAGACTTGAGACAACATTTCCAGTTAAGGTAAGTGGCAATGTTGAAGTTAATGATACAGTTGTTAAATGGGGATTTTATTTACCATAATAATTTTTAAAATGGAGGTTTTATATGCCAAGTGGTGGAAGTATTCAAGGTGTAACAATAAAGGGCAGATATTTTCCAGTCGATAAAGATTGTGATGCGACATTAGTTTTAGGCGGGTATACAAACGAAAAAAAAGCTAATGGTGATGGGTCTTCAAGAAACGTAAAAGTCCGAAGATTGGGAGGTACAAAAGGGTTAATTCTATCCGTAGACAATGAAAGAGGAGATCAGGAATTTTTAAAGGAATGTGCTGATGCACTTACTGATTTTGATACAGATATAACACTTGTTGATGGTGTTGTTTATTCAGGTGCATGCCAGATTGAAGGTGAATTTGAATATAAGACAATGGATTCAACTTGTGAAGTTGAACTAAAAGGTACTATGGAAAAACAATAATTTTTTATAAAGGAGTGTAATTTATGGGTGAAAAAAAAGAAGAAATATCTATTATTAATAAATATATTATTGATAGAGAAACAGCAGAGGAAGAATTTAACAGGTTTTGTGAAGGATGGGAAATTGACGCAGATAAATCGAGCATGACAGAGGAAGATAAAGGGGCATTTGAAAGTCAAAAAGCTAATTTTATCAATGCCATAAAAAGAGGCAGGTTAATTTATAATGAAGATGAATCTCTTACTTATAAATTCTCAAATAAAGTGGAGAGATATAAAGACAAAGAATTAATTATTAAACGTCCTAAAGGCGCAGCATATATGGAAATGGACAGGTTTAAAGATCAGCAAGGGGTTCATAAAACTTATGCCGTTGTTGGTGCGATGACAGGGCATGAAGCAAAATATTTCTCTGAAGTTGATGGGATAGATTTAAAACCTTTAAATGCAATAGTAGTTCTTTTTTTAGCAGGTTAACCTCCACAATCGCAAGTGGGGGTAAAGAGATAAAAGTTTTTGGTATATCTGGTGTAAAATCGCAAATAGTACAGATTTATACAGATTATCATAGTTTGCCGGATTTAAATAATATGGAATTACATCAGATAAGATTTTGGTATAATCCACTTATACCAAGTTTAATTGAGGCGCAAAAAAATGCAGGGAAATAGGAAGGGTAAAAAATGGCAACAAGGTACTCTATTGAGGCAATCTATAAAGCCATAGATCAATTCACTTCTCCTCTTAACCGCATGACTGGATCACAAAAGAAATTTTCACGTGCATTAAAAACCGATTTTGCTCTAGCACAAAGACAAGTTTTACATTTTACAGAATCATTAAAACATTATGCAAAATACGCAGCATTCGCCGGCATAGGGGCATTAGGTACAGGTATCGCCTTTACGGTAAAAAAAGCCAGCGAATTAGAAAATGCTCTTGTCGGATATACAACTCTTTTAAAAGGTAATGAAAAAGACGCAAAAAATTTAGTTCAACAATTACAAATTTTAGGTGCGCAAACTCCATTTGAATTTAAAGATTTATCAGATGCAACCACAATGTTAATGGGATTCGGTGCAATAACAAAAGAAAATGCAGTACCGACATTAAGAATGCTTGGAGATTTATCACAAGGAAGCGCTGAAAAACTTCAAGGTATTGCGTTGGCTTATGGTCAAATTAAAGCTGCCGGACGAGCGGATATGATGGATGTTCGCCAGTTAATTAATAATCAAGTACCGATATTAGATGCTTTAGCTAAGCAATGGGGTGTTACTGTTGGCGAAGCCAGGAAAATGATAAAAACAAAAGGCACATTTGCGGAAATTGAAAAAGCCATGAAAACAATGACTTCTCAAGGTGGGTTGTTTTATAATGGAATGCTAAGAGCATCAAAAACACTTACTGGTTTATGGTCGACATTTAAAGATGCTATCGGTATGACTGCTGCTGGATTTGGAGAGGCATTATTACCATATATAAAAGAAGGAATAGTATATATAACTGAAATTGCCAGTAAGGCTCTTGAATGGGTAATTGCGAATAAAGAATTAATAAAGACAAAACTCGATTTATGGATAGGAAGAATCGTTGGGTTTGTTAAGATAGCATGGAAAATATTTTCATTTCTATATAAGGTTTTAAAACCATTTTTACCTATTATTTTAGGGATTATAATTGCATGGAAAGCATATCGAGCAATTATGTTTATAGCAGCGGCAGCGCAAATGCTTTTAAATATAGCCATGACAGCTAATCCGATTGGTTTAATAATTACAGCGATTGGTATTTTAATCGGATTACTTTATTTATTAGTGACTCATTGGAAACAAGTAACAGCATTTACCCAAAAATGGTGGGATGTTTTAAAAGGATTATTAATTTTTCTTGGTCCAGTAACTGCAACCCTTATGTTTTTAATCGAAATAATAAGATCAATAAAAAAACATTGGGCAGATATTACAGAAGCCTTTAAATCTGAAGGAATACTAGGCGGTATAATTGCGATAGGTAAAGCCATTTTAGACGGAGTCCTTGCGCCTATCGAATCATTATTTATGTTGTTAGGTAAAATTCCGGGTGTTGGGAAAATATTTAAAGATTGGGGCTTAGGGGTAGCAGATTTTAGAGCAGGGTTATTCCCAGGGCAAGAAAAATCTAAGACGAATGAGAATCAAAAAACTCAATCACCAATAAGTCCGGAACAAAGATCATCTTATTACAATTATAGTGAGAAAAAAACAACAAATGAACTTGTTATTAAAGACGAAACAGGGAAAGCCGAATTAAAGAAAAAACCGCAATATAATAATTATAATATTAAATTAAAACATTCGGGGGCATTTTAATGGCATGGACAGAAGATATCCAAAGTATTAAATATAAAAGTCCATCCGGTGCAGAATTTGAATTTCAATATGAAGGTGTTTCAATTGAAGTTGATAAAAAAACAGCCGAGTTTATTTTTCCGGAAAAAGACGGAGCATATATTCAGGACATGGGTATTGCTGGACGTAGATTTCCTTTTGTTGCTTTTTTTTCAGGGGAAGAATATAATAAAACCGCGGATTCATTTTTATTAGCGCTTGAAGAAAAAGGCGCCGGAGAGTTAGAGCATCCTCTTTATGGTACGAGAACAGTCGTCCCGACAGGTACGATATCAAGAAGAGATGATCTTATAACCGAAGCGAATCAAGCTGCTTTTACATTTACATTTTCTGAAACCATAGAAGATATTACTTTTCCAAGTTCTTCAGAAGATACAGAGCAACAATTATCTACCGCAGTTGATGACTATGAAGAAAAAGCCTCTGAAAATTTTTTACAAACGATAATAAGTGCAACGGAAACATATAAACAAACTTTAAAAAACACATTAAGGCAAGGGTTAATAACTGTTAATTCAAGTTTAAAATCCATTAAAACATTAACTTCAGAGGTTAATAGCGCATATGATACTGTAAAAACAGCGTATGAGAATAATATCGAAAGTGTTTTTGATGAAACATTAGATGTTGCCAGGCAGGGTATTTCAGTTATAAGATTACCCTCAAAAATACAAACAGATATGAAATCAAAAGTTATGATCTATTCTGATTGTATTACCCATTTATTATATGATTACAGTAAAGCGATTGAGTCATTTGAAAATGTTTTTGCAGGTACTAATTTAAATGCGACAGCATCTTTAGCCTCTGCCTGTGAATCGGTTTTATATGGTGAATTTTCTACTCGAAACGAGGCGATTGAAATTTCAGAAATATTATTATCTTTATATGATGATATTTTAGAATTTCAAGATGAACATTTACCTGAACTTGATATTGTTGATACAGGGGAGGCTTACGATTCTTTGGCAACAGTTATAAGTTTAGCAATAAGTTATTTAATTACAATAAGTTTTGATCTACCTTCACAGAAAAGCATTGTTTTAGGTGAAGAAAGGAATTGTATAGAACTTGTTGCAGAAATATATAGTGATTTGGACAAACTAGATTACTTCATTGAAACAAATAATTTAACCTGTGATCTGATAGAAATTCTTCCAGTAGGGAAGGAAATAATTTATTATGAATAAAAATGAAAAATTATATGTAAAAATCATGGTTCAGTTGGAAGATTTACATAAACAAGCAACAAGAGAAAGAAGTCATTATTATGTAGGTAAATGTTTAACTGATGCAATGATTGTTATATCTGAATTTTATAATCAAATTAAAGAGTTGAAAAATAAAAAATGAA